GTGGCATAGAGACGATGAACAGAGACTGGTTGAAGTCGTAGAATGCGGAGAAGGATGGAAATTCCAACTAGATAATAAACTACCTCAGAACTTAGAACCAGGATCATCTATATTTATATTAAGACACCAATGGCATAGAGTGATCAAAGGAAAGGGTAAATTGGTTGTAAAAATTAATAAAGAATGAAACGTTATATCGGACAAATAGTTGTAGTATGGGGAGCCCTGGTTTTGCTATGGTTTCTCTTTATACGAGATAATGACCCTTACATTGATAGGGAAGCCGAATTTAAACAGCGCATAGACTCTCTAAGACAGGAGATACAGGCCGGTAAAGCTAAAATAGCATCCTTAGACTCAGCAAATCACGTTCTAGATTCTATAGTTTTAAAAGAGAAAGCTGCATTATCTGATATCGCTGAAAAAGCTGAGGAGTATAAACAAAAGTATAATGAAGAACATAGCCGCATTACTAATCTGTCTAACGACAGTATTGTCTCTGAATTCACAGCAGCTTTTAACTGATACTACAGCAATAGTTCCAGTTAGATCTCTGAGAAATGCTTTAATTATGAAAGCAGATAAAGAAAACTGCTCCAATGAACTAAAAATAGCAAGAGATTCTATAAGCTACCAATCAACTATTATTGATAATCAGGAGCTTAAAATAGGAAATTTAGTAGATCAAACAGAGATTTATAAAGCAAACGAAGCAAATTATGAAGAAATTATCCTAAATAAGGATAGTATTATCATAGAAAAGAAAAAGCAAGTCAAAAAATATAAGAAAAACACACAGGTAGCGTATGCAATCACAGTTCTAAACTGTATTGTGTTTATCTTAGCTTTAATATGAGTCAAGACTTAAAACAAATAATAAGACAGGAATTCGTAAGATGTGTAGCCGATCCGGTACACTTTATGAAAAAATACTGCTATATTCAGCACCCTCAACGTGGTAGAATCTTATTTAATCTATACCCTTTCCAGGAAAAAGTACTAAGTCACTTTAAAGATAACCCGTATTCTATCATTCTGAAGTCTAGACAGCTTGGAATATCAACTTTAGGAGCCGGTTATTCACTGTGGCTAATGCTTTTCCATAAGGATAAAAACGTTCTAACCCTGGCAACCACACAGGCAACGGCAAGAAACCTGGTAGCAAAGGTACAGTTCATGTATGAGAACCTACCTTCCTGGTTAAAAGTACCATCGGTCGAGCATAATAAACTATCTTTAAGACTGGCTAACGGTTCTAAAATACAGGCTAAGTCTTCTAATTCAGATTCAGCACGTTCTGAAGCTGTATCTTTACTCTTAATTGACGAGGCAGCCTTTATTGATAACATTGCCGAGACTTGGGCATCAGCTCAACAGACTTTGGCTACCGGAGGAGGAGCAATCGTACTATCAACCCCGTATGGAACAGGAAACTGGTTTCATCAGACATGGGTAAGAGCTGAAAATAAAGAAAATGACTTCCTTCCTATTAAACTACCGTGGTATGTACACCCTGAACGTGATCAAACCTGGAGAGAAAGACAGGATGAACTACTAGGAGATCCAAGACTGGCAGCCCAGGAGTGTGATTGTGACTTTAGTACATCCGGAGACACGGTTTTCTACGGTGAGTATATGGAATTCTATATGAAGACCTATATGAAAGAGCCTTTGGAAAAAAGAGGAGCAGATCAAAACTTATGGATCTGGGAACCGGTTGATTATTCCAGAAGTTATATGGTAGTTGCCGACGTCGCCCGTGGGGACGGTAAGGACTATTCAGCATTTCATATATTAGATATAGAAAATAATACCCAGGTCGGTGAATATAAAGGTCAAATAGGAACTAAGGAATTTGGTTTACTCCTGGTTGCAATAGCAACAGAATATAATGAAGCCTTATTAGTAGTTGAAAATGCATCTATAGGCTGGGCAGCAATTCAGACTATCTTAGACCGGGGTTATAACAACTTCTACCATTCTCCTAAATCAGGAACATTGACGGCAGAATCTTATTTTAATCAATATGATATTAATTCTAATATGACTCCTGGATTTACTATGAATTCTAAGACCAGACCTTTAATTATTGGTAAGTTTCAAGAAGCCGTTAATGAAAAGGCAGTAGTCATTCAATCTAAAAGACTGATTGAAGAGATGAAAGTCTTTGTCTGGAAGAACGGACGGGCGGAAGCACAGTACGGCTATAATGATGACTTGGTAATGTCGTTCGGAACCGGGTTATACGTTCGAGATACGGCTTTACAGTTAAACCAGCAGGGTATTGATATAACCAAAGCAGCTTTAGGTAACATCTCCTCTGCTAAAACACCTTACCAGGGAGTATACTCACCATCAGACACTAAGAATCCTTATCAAATAGATAATGGACAGGGTGGAACTGAAGATTTCACCTGGCTTCTTAAATAAATTAAGTTGGCCTTTTTAACTATTTATACTTATATTATTAAGACGTAATGGCAGATACCGGCATATTCTCAAGACTTAGACGCCTTTTTTCAACTGATGTAATAATTAGGAACGTCGGAGGCGATCAATTAAAAGTCGCTGATACTAACCAGATTCAGATGTCTGGAGAGCTAGAAAACAACTCTCTAGTTAATCGATACAATAGAATCTACACAACCTCACCTTCGTCTTTATACGGATATCAGAATAGTTTTAACTATCAGACCTTAAGAACCCAGTTATACTCAGAGTATGACGCTATGGATACTGATGCTATTATTGCATCCACTTTAGATATCCTGGCAGAAGAATCTACTTTGAAAAATGATATGGGGGAGGTACTTCAAATCCGTTCCTCGGATGAGAATATCCAAAAGATCCTTTATAATTTATTTTACGACGTTTTAAACGTTGAATTTAATTTAAACTGGTGGATAAGAAATATGTGTAAATACGGAGACTTCTTCTTAAAATTAGAAGCTTCTGAACAATACGGGGTTTATAACGTAATTCCATTTTCTGCTTTTAATATAGAAAGACAAGAAGGCTTTGATGAGAACAATCCTACAGCAGTTAGATTTAGATATGACCCGGACGGTCTGGCAGCAGATACTTACGGTTACTTCAGAGGTCCAAACCAGGAAACAGGTAAGGATATTTTCTTTGATAATTACGAAATAGCACACTTCAGACTTTTAACTGACGTTAATTTCCTACCTTACGGCCGTTCTTATTTAGAGCCTGCAAGGAAATTATTCAAGCAGTACACCTTAATGGAAGATGCAATGCTGGTTCATAGAATAGTAAGAGCTCCTGAAAAGAGAATCTTCTATATGAATGTGGGTGGTATTCCTCCAAATGAGATTGAGAACTTTATGCAGCAGGCAATCTCTAAAATGAAGCGTACTCCTTATATTGATAATCAGACAGGTGAATATAACCTAAAGTATAATATGCAAAACCTTATGGAGGATTTTTATATCCCTATGAGAGGTAATGATACTAGCACTAAGATTGAAACTTTAGGAGGATTACAATATGACGGTATAACAGACGTTGAATACCTGAGAGATAAGTTATTTGCTGCCTTAAGAGTGCCGAAAGCATTCCTTGGGTATGATGAGAACTTACAAGGTAAAGCAACTTTAGCCGCTGAAGATATTAGATTCGGTAGAACTATCGAAAAAGTACAGCGTATTATGGTTTCTGAACTTTATAAGATTGCTTTTGTACATCTTTACATCCAGGGTTACAGAGACGAATCACTAACTAACTTTGAATTAAGCTTAACCACTCCTTCAATCATTTACGATCAGGAGAGAATTGCTTTATTAAAAGAGAAAGTTGACCTAGCAACTCAAATTAAAGATTCCGGTATCTTACCAACGGATTGGATTTACGATAATATCTTCCACCTATCTCAAGATCAGTATGATGAGTATAGAGACTTGATTCTTCAAGATAGAAAAAGAGACTTTAGAAGATCTCAGATAGAAAACGAAGGAAATGATCCTATGGAGACTGGAGAATCTTACGGAACTCCTCACGATATAGCTACGGCTTACGGTAAAGGTAGAGTCTATGACCGTCCAGGTTCAGTACCTGATGGGTATAATGAAGATGAGCCTGAGATGGGCCGTCCTAGAGAAAAAGCATCTATGGCCGGAACTCAAAATGATCCTTTAGGAAAAGATAGACTGGGTAGAGACGCTGCCAAGAATGATGATCAGGAAGACTTTGGTAGACCTAAAAGAGTAGATGCCCGTAGATATACTATGGAGCAATCTAAGAAAGAATTAGGCCGTCATGAGGATATGCTTAACAATATGCCAGGTAAGAAAAGACTGGTATTTGAATCAGATAAAAAAGGGGATAGTCTTCTAGACCCAAAACAAATCAGGGAATAAAATTTAACACATATTTATTATAAAACCGACTACTGTGCAGAACAAACACTCGAAATTCAAGAATACAGGTTTACTCTTTGAACTTTTAGTAAGACGGATCACCGCCGACACTTTAGAAGGGAAAGACTCTGCTGCTGTTGATATTCTTAGAAAGTACTTTTTAAATAGTGAATTAGGGAAAGAATATAAACTATACGAGCAGCTATCCAAACACAAAAACTTAACTGAATCAAAGGCTGAATTAGTAATCAATAGCCTGGTTGAGACCTCATCTAAATTAAATCGTACCGAGGTTAGAAAACAGAGATATAATTTAGTACGTGAAATTAAAGAAAATTACAGCGTAGAGAAATTCTTTAAAGTTAAAATTAGTAACTATAAAATTTACGCTGCTTTAAATAACCTTATTGAAAACCATACATCTACTGATGTAGCACCGGAAGTCGTTATTAACAATAAAATGACTTTATTAGAGCATCTTTCTAAAGCACCTGTTGAGGAAAAGAGGGATGAATTGATGGAGGAGTTTAATAGCTATGATAAGGATTTAAAAATGCTTACTTATAGAGTTCTTCTTGAGAAGTTTAATGAAAAGTATGACGATCTAAAGTCTGCTCAAAAAGAAGTCTTGAAAGAATTTATTAATTCTGTAGATGCACCTGAGAAGTTAAAAGAACTTTACAATAATAGAATCCCAGGAATTAAAAGTACTCTAGAAATGAAAATCAAGAGTATTGAAGACCGGGTAGTTAAAATTAAATTACAGGAAGTTCTTAAATACGTAACACCTTTGGAGAAAAACGATAAATTCTCTAATGACGATGTTGTAAATCTTTTACAGTATTACGAACTAATTAACGAACTTTAAAATATGACCAGGACCGAGTTTAAAAGACAGCTTAAAGAAATGTCTACCTCGGCCGGTGCAGGGGCGTACTTAGGAAAGTATGCTTATAATCCTGATAAGAATGCCAAAGGAGCTGCAAAGAACTACTACCTTAAACTAGGTTGGAAACTTGTAGACCGGGATAAATTAAGAAAGAAGGCCAAGGGCCTAGTAGTTAAAGATCTTTGGAAAAAATAAAAAATGGCTAACTTTAATGTATCAGTAACACAGAGTAGAGAACAGCAACCGGCAGATATAACAGCCGGAGATTCTACCACTTATACTATCTCAAATGCCTTAGAGGGTAGTTCTTATTTTACTTTAGAGACAGTGAAGAACTCAGACGGGTTCTACGATACTACCTCTCCTAAAAATACTTCTGGATCTTTCACTTTAGGATCTGGATTATCATCCCTAGTACAATCAGACTACATGGCCTCGGTTGTAGTAGCTCCCGGAGGTGGAGTTCTAACATTTGTCCCTGCAATTGATATCGTAAAAGAAACTTTGGACTTAAGAGGCACAGGAGCCTAAGTCTACTATATTTATAAATGTATGAAAAGCCTACAAAAC